TCCACTAGGTCAATCCCTTTATCTGAAAGAGGGAATCCGGCATCGCGTTTATGGCTAAGAGGAATATCCTGATAGGCATAGAAGCGGATTTGATGCAGAGTTGTCATGTGAATGGCGGAGTAGTATTCGAAAAGAGTGGGGAGATGCGTGATATTACGCATTTGGCGCTCTAGAAATTGGATATGAGTTCGCATAGATGGCTATATGATAGAAATCGCTGGAGTCAATTTTACAATTTCTCAAACATCGAAAACATCTTGAGACCTTCATGAAACAACTTAATATCTCCCAGAATCTTGCGAGCAAGCGCCTTCGTGTTTTTATTGCGATACGATGAAAACACCCAGATGTTCGAATTGTATTTCTTCCAGTGTTGGTATTGTCGAAAGTCAGAGCATATCGTCACATAGATACTATATAGCTCTTTCTTATAGGCCTTGTGCGTATCATCCAGAATAGGTTCGGAATCGCCTGGTGTCGCACCCGATTTTTCAACCGGTACAAGGAATCCTCAAAAACAAGGCTCATCCACTTGAGCATGCGGTCCATTTGCAACAAATCGAGCTCGCGCTCATCATCGACATCCGAGCGGACCAGCGTCGGGGTAGAGACATTCCTCCCCGAGAAAAAAGAGGAGTACATTCCCATGACACTGGAAGCCATGATAGGTGCAATGTTATTGACCACCAGATGATACAGAAACTCTGAAGTCACGGTGGTCATTGTCTATTTTATGGTCTTCATAATTTTCGAATGATATATAAGACATGGCAGAAGAATCAAAGACTGCAATTGCAACATTGACTAGGAACATGCAAAGAATCGCTGAAGCTGCAAACGCAATGAGTCGATATTCTAGTGCATTCCGAGGTCATTCGCGGACTCCTGCTACAAATCCTGTAGCTTCGCGTGCATCTTCATCTAAAAAGGAAACATATAAGCAAAGACAAACTCGTATTCGTAAACAAAAAGCAAATACACGTGCAGCTCGAGCAAACTCTAGAAATCGAGTACAAGGTATCCGTTATAAACGAAGTGCTACTCGTAAAACCATAAAAAAATAATTTACGCAACCTCACGATATTCTTCCTTGAGAACGCCTGTTTTACCCCATTGAATCAGGCGCTTTCCAAAATAAGACAACCCATCAATCAAACACTGGACGCCATGCCGCACCGTTTCGCGAATTGGCCGAACTACATGATGTTCTACTGTATCTTCAACTGCCTTGACGGCATCGCGTACTTGTTTAATAACAGGTAATTCCATAAATGCATCTCGTAGGGTGACAATGAAATGCGTTTTTCGATTCAGCCATTTAACAAATACCCGCGTTGAATCGGATGCTCGATGCGTTGTAACATACCATACGCTCTTCATAGCCCACTCCACATATCCACCAATAAATGCGGCATCCTGATAAATCAGTGTATCCGAAAGGCTTGTATTTCCACGACAGATATCATACGCCGAAACAATAGTACTTTGGTATATATGTTTCGATACATTCTGTCGACTCAGTGTTCCATTATGAATCCCTTCCACGGTTTCCAATATCCCTTGATTCCGTTGAATGGTTATATAAGATAATCCAATACATGTTACCCCTTTTAGAAGTGCCGGCGTGCTAATGAAATCAAATCGCGCGTAGTTTTCTTTGATAAGCGACCTACATGTATAGAATGCACCATGTGGTAGAAATCCAAAATAGAGCAAGATGAATACGTGAAATAGGACTACGATGCGAAAATAGGATAGAATACTGCCGAGTAGTCGCCCCATGCGAAATAGGGTTTCAATTGGCGGAATCAAACGACGTTTTAATGGTACATTTGGATATCGGTGCAATACTTGTGCACTACTTTCAATAAGCCATAATGCAACCTGGCGCGCGCGTTTGGATTCTGGGTCTGGATTGGTTTCATTTTCTGATTGCATCTTGGAACATAGTGTATCAAGGTATGCTTCGGACATCTGATTCAAGATTTCCCTCTTGCATCAGATGGTGTTTGACGCTTATGTTCTGTTAGGATAAAGCTGGTTCCTTGTGTTTATCCATAAAGGTTTGATGCTTCTTGCTTAACATGTGCCTGTTCTTTTGATATAATTGATATGACCCTCCACATTCACATGTATGAATCTCACGGTCCTTCTGAATGCGCTGTTTCGATTGTTCTTTCTTTGCAGCGCGGCGCACGTCTCGTTCTAGGGCAATCTTTTCTGCCTGTTCTTCCTTCTTCTTTTGATTCCATTTTTTCTGTCGTTCTTGAATCCTCTCTTGATTTGCTTTTCGGTATGCCTTAAAATATTCTTTGTATTGTTCCTTATGAGATTCGCGATATTGCTCTTGAGCTAATTTCACCTGTTCAACGTGTTTCTTTGCATACTCTTTTTGCTTTTCTGATAGAAGCGTGCGATTGGCTTCGCGGTATGCTGCCTCTTTTTTTAAGATTTCATCACGGTTCTTTGCACGATATTCTTTTGTACGCTTATTTGCCGCTTCTCGTTGAGATTTGGCGTATTGTACTTTATCATCAATTGACATATGCGCTCGTAAAACATTCAAGCATAATGGATCATGCAACGATTTCTTAATATAAATATCCTCTCTCGTGTACAATTCTACTCTTGATGTACATGGGTATTCCTCTATCAAATCCATGCGAAATGCATCCCATCCAACCGCAGTAGTATGTGTGTATAGTTTATTCATTTCTGTTTTCGATGATTGCCGATGACGATTTAGACGATGCTTTAATGTATTAATGGTAGAACCATAATAGTAATGTCCATCATTACATACCAATTTATATATTTTTGCATTCGTATATCGGTCATCCGCTTCATCGTCTAACTCGTTATCAGATCCAACAGAGTCATCATCTGATTCATCATCTAAATTACTACTGTGTTCATATTTATTTAAACAAAAGGGGTCATTTTGATGTGCAATAATATATTCACTCTCTTTTAGTATTAGCTCCTTTCGTGTATTGCATTCATATTCCTCTACTAATTCGATTGATATCGTGTCAACTGGTACAAGTGAGAAGTAGAAATACTGTTCTCCGTGTTTATTATATCTAATCGCATTCTTATGATATGCAAATCGTGCATCAAGGGTTGTAATAGTTGACCCATAACAGTAATGTCCATCATTACATTTTAGTCGGTATATTTTACCATTTTTATATTTATTTTTATCTATTACAATTGCATCATTTGTTATAATGGATGTTGTGTTATTATCAGTATTATTCAGACATAATATATCATCACATACATTATTCACTCGTAATTCTTTTTGTTTATCTAACTCATCTTTGGAATAACATGAATAATGCTCTATTAATTCAATCCGAACCTTATCCCATCCAATAGTTGCAATATAGTCGTATGGATGTTCATTGGGATAAATAGCAGAATATTGTCTATGATTTGCTATGCAATTTGCTAAATTCGATACAGTTGACCCAATGTAATAATGCCCATCTTCACATAAGAGACGATAGATTTTACCATTTCGATACATGGTCTGATTATTGGAATCGATGTAGATGATATCAGAAGAATTGTTCAAACAGAGCGGATCGGATTTTGATAATGAGCGATGCTCTTTTTCTTTGTTATTTAATTCCTCTTTTGTTGTACATGGACAATCTTCTAGAAGTTCAATGATTGTTTTATCCCATCCAATTGTCTGAATGTGTTCATAGACCCTCTCCTTTTTCGTTTTTGAAAGTGTCTTATGGGTATTGAAGCGAAGATTGAGGGCTTGTGTCGTAGAGCCAATGTAATAATGACCATCTTCGCATAATAGTCGATATATCTTTCCAGTCTGATAACGGTTCGTCATGATTCTATTATATACCGGAATCTTTAAATTGATTCTTTTTATATAATTTATTTCTTAAAATTTTTGAATGGGTATTTTTGTACTTTGTACCGTATTTACACGGTTTTAAGGTACTGCCAGTTCTGGTCCTTACATATAAGTTCCCACGTCTTATCCTGTAAATACAGCTTATCACGATTCTTTAGCAATGGAAAGCAACACAGATACTCATCCATCTCCAGCAGTTCACAGAATTTGTAAAGAACATAACCATAGGATAAAAAGTTTCTTCGACCTTTTGGACAATGCTTCTTAAAAGATGGTTGAATTTCACGAAACATATGACGCAGCTTCTCTTCATCTTCGCGGGACATGAAGGGTGCATTTTGGCCATTCAGCCGATTAATGATATGGGGAATGTGCTCGTAATATTTCGAACATTTCATCTTCCGTAAAATCTCGCGCATTTTGGTAGGTTTTAATGAACCCATATTTGTAATTCGCTCTTTTTTAAGCTGAACGAGAATCTCATCATAAATATCCGCGGGGATTTCCGTGCTCTCCTTGGCTTGAAATTGCGCCAACCATTCATTAAAATGATTGATTTTCTTATAGGCATAATAGCATATTTCACGAGGAGGGTCTTTGTAGGATGGCTTATCACTATCGACTAGAATAAATTCTTGATGACCACATTTAGAGCAGGTTAGATTTGCCTCATTCAAACACATAATCATTTCATTGCCGCATTGTTCACAGTTGGTCCACGGGTCATCATACTCATCCGTGATATTTCG